GGGGCTGCCTGGCGGATTTCGCGGCGCAGATACTGGCGGCGTATGAGGTGGTCGGAGGTGAGGCGGATGCATAAGACGGCGGCACCCTGGGAGGAATTGCGGGAGAAGTACGAGGCGGGCGGATATACCTATATGCAGCTGGCGAAGGAATACGGCGTTTCGGTGCAGACCGTGGGGCGGCACGCGCGGAAGGAGAACTGGGTCAGCGGGTGCCGGAACGAGAGACGGCGCAGGGCGGAGAGCAGGGCGTGCCTGCTGGAAATGACGCGGGCGCTGATGCGGGGCGCGAAGCGGGCGGCCGAGGAGGCGGAAAAAGGTGAGGTGTGCACCAAGGAGCTGAAGGAGCTGGCGGGGATATTGCAGACGCTGGCGGGGCTGGAGAAGGAGCTGGGCGGCGGGACCGCGGTGCAGACGGTGCAGGTGCTGATGGGAGAGGAGGTACGGGCGCTGAGCGAGTAAGCGCGGAGAGAAGAGAGATAAGGGGGAGAGAACATGGGGGATATATACATCGGGACGCCGAACGCAAAGCAGGACGAATTTCTGCGGTGCAAAAAGAAGTACGTCGCTTTCGGCGGAGCACGGGGCGGCGGGAAAAGCTGGGCGGTGCGGTGCAAGGCCAAGCTGCTGGCGCAGCGGTATCCGGGGATACGGATGCTGCTGGTGCGGCGGACCATGCCGGAGATCGAGGCAAACCATTTGGAGACGCTGCGGCTGGAGCTGGCGGGTACGGCCGTATACCGGGCGGAGGAGAGACGGTTCGTGTTCGGGAACGGGAGCGTATTGCAGTTCGGATACTGCGCCTGCGACCGGGACGCGGATCGCTATCAGGGCGCGGAGTACGACGTGATCTTTTTCGACGAGGCCACGCAGCTGAAGGAGCAGTGGATGCGGAAGCTGGCGGCGTGCGTGCGCGGCGTGAACGGATTTCCCAAGCGTATTTACTACACGTGCAACCCGGGCGGGCCGGGGCATGGGTATATCAAGCGGCTGTTTATCGACCGGCGGTATGAGCCGGGGGAGAACGGGGGCGAGTACGCGTTCATACCGGCGCGGGTGACGGACAACGGGGCGCTGCTGGCGCGGCAGCCGGAGTATATACGGCAGCTGGAGGCGCTGCCGCCGAAGCTGCGGGCGGCGTGGCTGGAGGGACGGTGGGACGTGCTGGCGGGACAGGTGTTCCAGGAGTTCACGGACGACCCGGCGCACTACGCGGACCGGCGGTGGACGCACGTGATCCGGCCCTTTGACATCCCACGGGAGTGGAACGTGTACAGAAGCTACGACTTCGGTTACGCCAAGCCGTTTTCCTGCGGCTGGTGGGCGGTGGACTTCGACGGGTGCGTGTACCGGATATTGGAGCTGTACGGCTGCACGGGAACGCCGGACGAGGGCGTGCTGTGGACGCCGGAGCGGCAGTTCGCGGAGATACGGCGGATGGAGGACGAGCACCCGTATCTGCGGGGACGGACCATACGGGGGGTGGCGGACCCAGCCATCTGGGACGCCAGCCGGGGCGAGAGTATCTATGAGACGGCGCTGAAGCACAGGCTGTTCTTTGAAAAGGGGGACAACCGGCGGATACCGGGGTGGATGCAGCTGCACTACCGGATGAGCTTTGACGGGGAGGGGTACCCCATGCTGTATGTGTTCGAAAACTGCCGGGCGTTCATACGGACGGTGCCGGGACTGTCGTACAGCACCACGGCGCCGGAGGACGTGGACACGGGACAGGAGGACCACGCGGCGGACGAGAGCCGGTATTTCTGCATGATGCGGCCCATCGCGCCCCGGGAGAGGACGGAGATACGGCGGGGNNNGCCCCTCCCCCGGTCCAAATTCCGCAGACGACGAAAATGCGGAATTTTACACAAAAGGGCTGGACAAATTATGCAGCTGTGCTATAATCTGACTATCCGCAGGAGTACTCCTGCTTTGGCGTTTTAACAAGCTTAAAACGAAGCGGGCTGCGGAAATATTAAAACCATTGGGAAGTGTTAACAATGAAAAAGGTATTGGCAACCGTGCTGGCGCTGGTCATGGCGCTGGGACTGTGCAGCGTGAGCTGGGCGGCAGACGGCGAAGCAACGGTGAGTAGCAAAGAGAAATTGGAACAGGCTTTGAATGACAGCAGCGTGACCACCATCAAGCTGGGCGCTAACATCACTGCCAGCATTACTATCGCTGCGGGCAAGGATGTCACGCTGAATCTGAATGGCCACACGCTGACCAATACGGATGGCCAGCATACCATCACCAATAAGGGTACTCTGACCATCACCGGCACCGGCACCGTGGATAACGTAAGCCATGCCCGCGCGGCTATCGTGAACAACGGTACGGCAACACTGAACGGTGGTACGTATACCCGCAGTAATGAAAACCCTGAAAACAATGAAGAGAATGCAGGGGGAAATAGTTTTTATACCATTTTGAGCGATAATGGTGCTATGATGACCATCAATGAAGGCGTTACCGTGACAAATGTGGGCCACTTTTCCAGCATGATCCGCAATGGGGGAACGAGTGCATCTACCATGATCATCAATGGCGGCACATTCAGCGGCGGCTTAAATGCAATCAAGAACGATGGAGCGGGTGTGCTGACCATCAACGGCGGTGATTTCTCTAATACATCCCAGTTCGTTGTTATGAACTGGCATAAGACAACCATCAACGGCGGTTCTTTTAAAGCACAGTCCTCTGCGGAAGCGGTGCTGTTCACGGCAAAATATGCGGAGAACACGGCCGTAGGCGAGCTGACAATCGAAAACGGTACGTTTGAACGCTCGTCGGATACGCAGAAAATGATTCGGGATTATTTTGATGAGAATCACAAGGGAACTGCAGCCATCTCCGGCGGCACCTTTAAGGATGCTGCGGGCAATGCAGTTGACGTGTCTGCGTATCTGGTAGCGGGCAAGCAGCAGAACAGCGATGGTTCCGTTGGCAACAAGTCCTATTACTACTACCCCTCCACCA